TCTAGTAATATCGCCGTCGGTGGTGTATTAACCATGGGTACCGTAAACGTGGTCGCGCGCCATGATCTCGAGGCTGTGACGGCCACGGGGAATATCACACCTTTAACCATAGAGTTTACGAATCCTACGACTTCTTTGGTCGCGAGTGGGAATGTTGTAGTTACTGGAAATGTGACTGCTGATCATTTTGTGGGGGACGGGAGTAATATAACCGGTATTTCCTCGACACTCCAAGCGATAACAGATTCTGGAAACGTGACGTCTAATACCGTCCAATTTTCTAACGCGATTACTGGTTTCGTGACGACTGCGAACGTGGAGGTGGGTGGGGAGTTAACGGTGAGTGGGAACGTCGCGGTGGACACGAACACTCTCTTCGTGGACAGTGTGAATGATAGGGTGGGCATCGGGACGACTGATCCAGGCTATCCCCTTCAGGTGGATGGAACAATAAAATTATCGACCGGGACAAATGATGCAAGTGGGAGTGAGTTTAATATAGATGGCACTGTCGGTCATATACGGAGGAAGATTGGTGGAAATGGAGTAAGTTTAACTTCTTATGACGACTTCCGGTTTTATGTGAACGCCACTGGAGGTGCTGCTGAAGGTGGAACTCAACGGGTGCGTATTCTCAACAACGGCAACGTCGGCATCGGGACTTCGAGTCCAAGTTTACACACGCATATTAAAACGAATAATACGGGTTCTACAGATGATGGATTACTTATAGAGAATACATATAGTTCGAACACTCAGAAAACTGTTCTCAGACTTGGTATCGGCTCTGCAAATTACGCTCAAATTGACGCAAGGTCGAAACCAGCAGATAAAACATATCTTACATTTTCAACTCAATCTGGAACCGGGAGCTGGGGGGATAGAATGACGATAGATGAGGTTGGCAACGTCGGCATCGGGACTTCGAGTCCAAATTGGCCGCTAGAGGTGTCAGCAGGAAACAATTCTATTACGTATTATGGACCCAATGGATCGTGGACCAGTTATTTAGCCGTAGGAGCTGCTAATGATAAAACTATAGCAAATAATAGTTATATTGCGCAATGCATAAGCACGAATGGTAACTTACATTTAGACGCTGCGCACACCAGGGATATTTATATGAATCATTACAGTGGTGCTTATATAAGACACGGTGGATCGGGTCTATATTCTGACGATAGATTGAAAAGTGAAGAAGAATTGATCACTAATGCAACGGATACACTACTGAAACTTAGTCCCCAAAAATATTTGAAGAGGCGTACGCTTCGAGAAGATGAAACGCGTGACCCGATCACTGAAACTGGTCTTATCGCACAAGATATATGGTACGACGCCCCAGAATTACGCCATATTGTCCTGTTAGGTACCGATGCCAGTCCAGTTGAGATTAAACCAGAGGCACCTGTAGAAGGAGATATTCAACAAGATCCCGATTATTCGAGTTGGGGACCTAACGAAGCAAGTGTTAACTATGATGGTCTCATAGCATACCTCATCAAATCTAATCAGGAGTTACACGCTAGAATCGCTGCCCTCGAAAACGCCTAAAAATTTCCTCCAAAGTCCTCCGGACTTTTTCGTTTAAAAAAACCTCCCCAAATAGTAGATATGTCGTATTACGTGACGAATGAGAACTCAGTTCTTAACATCAATAATGCACACCTCAAAGTTTCGGGAAACATCCAGACGGACGTCATGAAACTCGGTGCGATCGAGTTCGCGCCACCAGCGTCCGATGTCCCCGGGACGGTAAATTTCACGAATGTTACGACAGGTGTGACTACCTCGTCTAACCTTAACGTAGGTGGGACTTTAATGCTCGGGTCAGTGGAATTGGTCACGGCCACGGCTGCACTCGAACAAACCGTAAACCTTGGAAATGTGACGTCTAATACCGTTCAGTTTACGAATCCTACGACTTCTTTAGTCGCCAGTGGGAATGTTGTCGTGACCGGGAATGTTACTGCCGATCATTTTGTGGGGGACGGGAGTAATATAACCGGTATTTCCTCGACACTTCAAGCGATAACAGATTCCGGAAACGTCACGTCTAATACTATTCAATTTTCTAACGCGATTACTGGTTTCGTGACAACTGCGAATATAGAAATCGGAACTGCGAATCTATTCGTTGATACATCATCTTCACGAGTCGGCATCGGGTTGACGGACCCAGATGAAAAGTTACACGTAAACGGAAATATCCGTCTAGGTGGTCCACAGGGAACGGATGAAGACGCGAGTTACTATATTAAATCCGCTGGTCAGATTCACATAAATTCTGCCACAGATGGTGCCGCTGATGATTCTTATATTTGCCTTGATTTACGATCTGGACAATCAGGTTCGAACAGGTCTGGAATCGATATTTGTGGTGCTGCTACGAGCACTTCTTATCAGCATATTGCCTTTGAAACAACAGATGCAGAGCGGATGAGAATCAATTACGACGGTAACGTTGGAATCGGGACGACGAGTCCGGGTGCTAAACTTCATATAGGAGCATTTGATAATAATCATTTACTATTGACGTCGGTTAATAACGATTACGGTTGGAAAATTGATACAGCTGACGAGCTTGCCGGTGAGGTTCCATTTAGATTATATAGAAGAACCGACACGGTCGATGTTTTAGCTTTATCTGTAGCGAATCAAAATAGTCGGGTTAACCATACACACACTGAGAAATATAATTTTCATTATAATGCGGCCACGTGGGGTCATGCAACAAACGTAAATTCAACCGCTACTAATTTATTTAGTACTACAATTAACTTTCCGTATGATGGATATATATTTGTAAAATCCCAAGGACACTGGGCTAGGAAAGATACTAATAATAGCGGGCACACCGGGGGAAACACATCGTTTTACGCTTGGATCTCGTTGAATAATCAAGAGTCGGCGTGGAGCGGGCAGTATGATAATCATACGGGTGCGGATACTAACTCTTATGATAAATTTCATTCGTATAATCCTTCCGACGCGAGTGGTGCTGGCAGCTGGCGTAATTTTCATTATAGCAATTTCTATAAAGTTTCAGCGGGGAATAACACGTTATCCCTTCGTGTCAATAATTATTTCGGTTCGGGTCACTATCTTGCTATTAACGGTGCTGGTATATCCGGATTTTACGTGCCCAAAAATTATCTTTAAATAATACAATGGACGTGGATTTAAACTTAAAATCCGATCTTTTCATGAAAGCCCTATTCGAATTAATCGATACACAACCTCCGAATATTTCACATAATTTTACATGGGAATCGTTGACATTAACAGAAGGTTATGAAAAACCACCAAAAGAAGATTTAGAAAGAAGATATCAGGAGTTGGTAGATGATATTCCCATGCAAAAACTTCGCGAAACACGGAACGGATTATTAGATCAATCGGATAAATACAGCTCTAACGATTATCCTCATAAAACAGATGAAATTAAACAGGCGTGGTTGGATTACCGCCAAGCCCTCCGCGATCTTCCCTCCACAACCGAAGATCCGACGAACCCCGTTTGGCCGTCTATTCCAACTGCCTAAGCAGTCGACCTTTCCTCCAAAGTGCCTCCCACTTTGCAAGAAAAACATCCCGAGTGGCGGAGCCACTCGTATCAAACAAAGTCCTCCGGACTTTTTCGTTTAAAAAAACCTCCCCAAATAGTAGATACGATGCCTATCGCTACACCCCAAGGCACGCTCGATTTCAAAAGTGTCGATAAAGTGACCTTCGTCGGGGCTTCATCAAATACGGTAATCGACACGACCACAGGAAGTCTCGGGGTCGGTGTGGGTGTCGGTGGACCCACGTCTAATTTACATGTGGTGGGGAATACCCGCCTCGAAGGTGATATTAACATGCTCCATACCTCAAACACAGCATCAATCAAACTCAATTCTAATGTGGTCACGGAGTTTAGTCGATCGAAAAAGCTTATTAAGTATCCGAGGGTTGTTTTGCCCCGTAGTGCAGTTGGATCAACTTACAATGATTATAGAATTGACAGGAGTTCCGAGCATGTAACCGGTTCTTATGTCGGTGTACAGGATTTATTTAATAATACAGCGACGGATGGTAATGATACTTGGGGTGCTGGTTGGCAGGGTTCATCTGGATCATATAGTACAAGCACGGGACAACATAGTACATACGTAACAGGTGGGACGACACAAGGAACTGGGGCTCGTCTCGCTTCAAACGTTCCCAACGGTGAATGGGTATCTTTACAATTACCAAACGCGATACAATTAAACCATGTGAAAATAAGATCAAGAAACGGTGCAGATTGGAAAGGTCAATTTCCGTTAGATTTTGAATTTTGGGGATCTAACAATAACGGAACTACATGGTCTCATATAAAATCATTTTCAGATATCGCCGCCGCGGGTCAGGCAACCTTTAGCACGTTTCAGGTAGAGTCAACTCAGGTGTATAGTAGAATTGCATTAGTTGTGACTAAAATAATAGGAGCAGGTGGTTATACAGCATCTGCTGGACATGCACATTTTTCTATATCAGAATTACATTTATACGGCGTCCCCGAATACGACCCCGAAGCTGACGGAACTGATGTGACCATAAAGTCAGTCCCTAACGTTCCCAATACGGATTGGTTGGAGGTGTATTATGATGCGAAAAATTATACGAGTGGGGTGGTTCAGGATTTGAGTACCAATTCGTTTAATGGAACACTCACAAACGGTGCATCGTATAACAATTCCGATGGTATCGATAAGTTTGTATTTGACGCTGGAACAAATCAATATATGACTACAACCACCAATATTTCGGGCTCGGCGTTTATACACACAACTAGCATGTGGGTAAAATTTGTCGAAGTAAGTACCGACTCGAATGATCAACATTTTCTATTCAATTTAGGTGCTTGGGGAAGTAATTCTATAGGTATGTATTATAGTGCGAATCAAGGAATACGAGTAGCGACTGGATTTGATTACAGGACTCAGTATCACCCTGTAGCGGGTAGATGGTTTCATGTGAGTTATACGTATGCGGGTGGTGCACACGGCACAGCTGCAATGAACACGACTGTGAAATTTTATATTAACGGTCAACAATGGAATATCCCGGCTTATTACGGTGGTACAACTACAGTCACTCTTCCAAGTTCTAGTGTTCTTCAGATTAATGGTAGTGCTGGAAACAATAATACGCTAATGGACATGGAAGTTGCCAATTTCCGCCTCTTCAACCGGGCCCTCAGCTCCGACGAGATCTACCAACTCTATGCCTACCAGAAAGAGGACTTTGGACACGGGGACTTGTCCATGACCCTCAAGGCTGGGCGTTTAGGGATCGGGACATCGGAGCCTCGGGCGGATTTGGATGTGAGGGGAGATGTGTGTATGAAATTACAAGGGTATTTTGAATTAAATCAAGGAACTAGACCTGCTGCGAGCACCACGTCGCATGGTATGAGATGGACAAATACAGATAATACCAATCATTGGCACTTATTCAATAGTGACAATGAACATTTTAGGTTCGTATATAACGGTGTTGCGAAGGGTTATGTTGACCCGAATGATGCTAATGCCCAAATGAATTTTACTGGTCAACACAGAACCTTCATCAAGGATATTCCTTTCACACGAGTTATAGAACTAGAAGGTCTTATCGTGTCCGCTGACAATAACAAATACATCAAAATGTCCGGTGGTATCGAGGTGGGATCGAACGCCATCACGACGAATGAATCTCTCCCGGTCGTGTCTCTCTCGAATGTCGTGACGGATAAGAAGTGTTTCGGTGTCATTTCAGCTTCTGAAGACCCTGAACAGAGAAGCGATGCGTATGGCAGTTTCATAACCCCCTTCGACAAAGAAAAGGGTGATACTCGTGTCTACATCAACTCCGTCGGTGAAGGTGCCATTTGGGTTTCGAATATCGATGGTAACTTGGAATCTGGTGATTACATAACCACCTCTAACATAGTGGGATACGGTCAAAAGCAGGAGGGTGCCGGTCTCATGAACTATACGGTCGCCAAGATAACTATGGATTGTGACTTTGAACCAGCGACCCAACCTATACAAATTATCAAAAAAGATGAAACAGGTGAAAACGTCCTCGATGAGCACGATCAGATCCAATGGGAAGACCACCCAACAGAAACCGAAAAAGCTTATAAAATCAAGTACCTCGATGCTTCCGGTGTGGAGACGGATGAAGCAAACGCAGTTCATACTGCGGCCTTTGTGGGGTGTACGTACCATTGTGGCTAAATGTCCCAATCGACTCAGTTGATTGTCCCTCCCCAATAAACATTTCCTCCAAAGTGCATCCCACTTTGCAAGAAAGCCCCCGGACTTTTTCGTTTAAAAAAACCTCCCTAAATAATAGAAAATGGCGACCAACGGTAACCTCAACTTCACGA